AAATCAAGCACAAGATGAGCCCATTCTGGACACCAGATGGAAAACCCCTCACCTACCAACGACTCATGCTACACATGCGTTCACACGTAGTTGCAGCCGATGAACCCGATAAGATTCGAGCCGTCTTTGGAGCACCAAAACTCCTTTTACACTCTGAGCTTATGTTTATCTGGCCTCTCCAAGCTACCTACCTCAACACACCAGCAGGCAGGCTACTCTGGGGCAACGAAATGAACCGCGCAGGATGGAGAAAACTCTTTCAACAAGTCCACAAGAATGGACCGCCAAAGACAATCGTCGGAGTAGATTGGAGCCAGTTCGACAAACGGCTACTACATCAACTCATTCGTATTGTTCACAAAATTTGGAGGACATACTTCGACTTTTCACGATATGAGAGAACTTCAGAATATCCTAACGCACAGTATGACAACACAGAGAAACTCACCAATCTCTGGGAATGGATGTGCAATGCTATCACCGATACACCAATCGAACTGCCTAATGGGCAAGTTTGGAAATGGAATTGGAATGGCTTCGGATCAGGCTTTCAGCAGACCCAACTTATGGACAGTTTTGCAAATGCTATTATGATATACACTTGCCTACTATCCTTAGGAGTCAACGTTCGTTCAGAAACCTTCTGGGCACGCTTTCAGGGAGACGACTCAATTATCGCTTTCTTTGAGAGAATGTTTCAGATCTACGGACCCGGCTTCCTTAATGCACTTGAAGAGTCAGCACAATACTACTTCAATGCAAAGCTGAACGTCAAAAAGTCTATGATTCAGGACCGCCTATCAGGCATGTTCGTCCTCGGATACTTCAACAACAACGGACTCGCTTTCCGCACTGATGAAGACCTTCTACGACATTTATTATTTCCTGAAAAACCCCAAGACTTTGGCAGACTAGCAGCATCAGCTCTCGGTCTAGCCTCAGCAGCACTTGGATGCTCACCTCGCTTTCACGCTCTCTGCAAATATGTGTTCGACAAAATCGTTCACGAGAAGCAAGTAAAAGTGAAGTGGAAAGCACTTAAGTGGATGGTTCGCGCCAATATGATCGAAACGATTGATCAGCTACAGACAGCGGAGTTCCCAACTCTTCGTTATCTACGCACTAAACGTTTTGAAATGACGGACCGCACAGAAAATGAGAAACAACGACAGTGGCCTACTTACCCAGGACCCCGCGGCAACTTCTACTTTCTCGACCCTTTATAACAGTTTGAGATTTTTTCTGATTTGTTTTCCTTTTTTTTTTTTGTAAAAAAA